GATGGTGTTGATTCTCGCAAAGTATCAATATCAAGCAGCCTTTGTTGTTGACCATGAGATTAATAACGTTGCTTGTCTATTGGAAATAATGACAGATTGCGAATGGTCATGAATCCATTTGACTTTGTAAACGATATCAATCTAGGTAAGAAAGATATCATCACCAATTCTGATAACCCAGAACTAGCGGAGAAAACTTATAATCCTTATCTAACAAATAAGTCACTATCATACTTTCCAGATACGGTACAGTATGCTAATATGATGAATATGAACTCTCATCTAGATCATTTACTACAATATTCGTTTTTAATAAATATTGTTAGAAAACGTAAACGCTTTTCGAAATGGCATAAGAATACTAGTGACGAGGACTTACAAGCGGTGATCGATTATTATGGATATTCGGTCAATAAGGCGAAGGAAGTACTCAAAATTTTAGATGATGAACAACTTGTAACAATAAAAACAAAATTGATGAGAGGTGGAATGAGTAATGACCGAATTAAGTAATATGATAGAGGTACATCTAAAAAATGAAGATGACTTTCTAAAAGTAAAAGAGACTCTAACACGGATTGGTGTAGCGTCTCGTAAAGATAAGAAACTATATCAGTCTTGTCATATTCTACATAAACAAGGCAGATATTTTATCGTACATTTTAAAGAACTATTTGCGCTAGACGGTAAACCATCTGATTTCAATGATAATGAATCGGATATTGGTAGACGTAATGCTATTGCTAATCTATTAGAGCAGTGGGACCTAGTGACTCTTGTAGATTCTACAAAGACTACAAATCCACTAGCTCCTTTAAATCAAATCAAAATTCTTCCCTATAAAGAAAAGAAAGAATGGGAACTCGTGGCAAAGTATAGTATCGGAAGAAAGAAATAATAACTTGAAAGGAATGTTTTGTTATGAATAAAAGAACTTTAACAGTTAATTCAGATTTGTGGTTAAACGATACTGGTGATATTCAAAGCGGTATTTGGTTTGGTGATGGCAATGATATTGAATTTCCCGCTGTATCGTTATTGAAACTCTTAGAACAAAATTTGGATGTCCACAAATATCCTCACGACGGAAGTTATGACGAAGAAGGGATTTTTTCGGCCCATAAGCAAATTTCCTTTCTACGTCTACAATTGGACCTTTTTGAAGAAAAGTTAAAAAATCTCAAAATTAGTGAAAAAAGGGGTTGACATTTAATACGAATGATACTATATTAGTAGAGTAAGTTGACTTTGTGACGATGCAAACAAGGAGAAATATGATGCGTAAGTCAATGATTGCCGCTGTTGCGGTTCTAGGTTTGAGTGTGAGTGCTTGTCAGACTTCACAAGTTGGTACTACCGTTGGTGGGCTTCTAGGAGCTGCTGGTGGTGGATTTGCTGCGAACAAGTTTATCGGCAAGGGTAACGGCAAGAAGCTCGCTACTGCCGCTGGTGTACTTGGTGGTGGGTTGCTTGGTGGTTTGTTTGGTAATTCTCTAGGAATGCCATATGACAATCGATCTGCCATTAACAACAATGCATATATGATTAATAGTAATGGTCAACGTATTGATCAAAATTCTAACAAGATCTACGAATTGAATGGTCGGCAGTATCAGAGGAATTATGATGGTACGATGACTCCTATCATTATTAATGGTCAAACTGGACAACAGAATAATACTAGTAATTACAATTGTAAGGTTGTTAATAACTACGTGAACTGCAATTCAAATTGAATAGATATGCGACACCTGCATACCTGAGTTACGGTAAAGTGGTGTGACTTTTGGGAGAGTCCAAACTAAATAAAATTGTGATACGCCGAATGGGTATCACGCATATCTAACCTTGCTAACACTAGGAGGTAATAGCAATGACTAAAGACGTACTTTCCCTTCTCAATTCGCCATTTTTCGTCGGGTTTGATCGTGTATATGATCGACTTCACGAATTTAATGACAATGTATCGAAAAACATTCCATCTTATCCACCTTACAACATTCGAAAAGTCGATGAAAATAAGTATGTTGTAGAGTTGGCAGTAGCTGGTTTTGCTAAGTCAGATATTGAGATTGAAGTAAAGGATGACGTTCTAAAGATTACAGGAAGCACAAAAGACGATGCGGAAAACTTCTTACACCGTGGAATCGCGAACCGAGCGTTTACTAGAAATTTTAACCTCGCTGACACGATTGAGGTTAAAGATGCTTCTCTTATGAACGGTATGCTTAAAGTGTTTCTGGAAAATATTATTCCAGAACATAAGAAACCAAAGAAGATCCATATTAACGACAATCTCGAAGAATCACAGGGTGAAGGGGGACCAGAATTACTAAATGAATAAGATTATCAATAAAATCAAAAAGTTCTTTTTTTATAGTTGGGAAGAAGATTTTCTAAGCGGCGCTAAGGATCACGCTGAACTCAAAAGAAGGCAGAAACTTATCGCTAACGGATATACTCAACACTACTCAATCTATACTAGGAGGGGATATATCTAATGGAAGGTCAACTAATCTTCTCAGTAGGAGTGCTTGTAATAGCACTCGGTTATTTCGTCGGAGTAAGTTGGGTCAATAAAGTTTTCAGTTGACATCTATAACTCCATAGACTATAATGGGAGAGTAACAATGCTCTCCCATTTTTTTTTAAGGAGGTTTATCATTTTTTACACTAATGTAGATCGATACGGTAATCAGATTCTGTTTCGTGGTTACAATAACAAGACACAGATTACTAAGAAGGTCAAGTTTGAACCGACATTTTATATTCCCTCGCCAAAGGGTGCATGGAAGACTCTCGACGGACGTACTGTAGATTCTGTACAGCCTGGATCTATGCGTGATTGTAAAGAGTTTATGGATAAGTACGCGGATGTAGATAACTTCACGGTATATGGGACAACCAACTATGTCCATCAATTCATCTCAGACGCATTTCCTAAGACGATTAAGTATGATCGCAATCAGATCAATATCTGCACGATTGATATTGAAGTAGCATCAGAAGACGGATTTCCAGAACCGCGTGATGCTAAACATGAAATCATTACCATCACTATCAAGAACAATAACGGTACTATCTACCACACATGGGGTCTATATGACTTCAATCCAGAAAAAAGCGGAATGCCTGTTCTTTATCGTAAATGCAAAAATGAGAGGGAACTCTTATTGGGCTGATCATGTTCCAGATATTCTTACTGGATGGTATTCAGAGTTTTTTGATGTGCCTTATCTTGTCAATCGTATTGCAAGAATCTTTGGTGAGGATATGGTAAAGTCTCTGTCACCTTGGAAACTTGTCAATAAAGATAATCTTTTCATAGCTGGTGTGGAACATCTAAGGTACAATCTGGTTGGTATCACACAGTTGGATTATATCGATGTGTTCAAAAAATTTACATACAACACACTAGGACAACAAGAGTCCTATAAACTGGATCATATCGCTAATGTGATTCTAGGCGAGAAGAAATTGGATTATAGTGAATATGGTTCCTTGCATATGTTATACAAACACGACTATCAAAAGTTTGTGGAGTATAATGTAAAAGATGTGGAACTTGTTGATAAGATTGAGGACAAACTTGGTCTAATCGATTTGGTACTTACAATGGCCTATCGTGCTAAGTGTACTCTTGGCGAGACATTGAAGACCGTTGGCATTTGGGATGCTATTCTATATAATGAGTTCAAATCTAGAAAGATTGCTGTACCGCCTAAGACTGATTCACGGTATGATACAATCGAAGGTGGTTATGTAAAAGAACCACAAATAGGTCTTCATGATTGGGTAGTTTCCTTTGATCTAAACTCTCTATATCCACATCTCATTATGCAATACAATATGAGTCCAGAGACTGTAGTAAATGATATTGTATCTGGTGTAGATGTTGACAAACTACTAGAAATGCCTGATTTAGATATACCAAATGATATGTGTCTTACTGCTACAGGACAACTATTTCGTAATGACATAGAAGGTATTATTCCACAGGTTATTCAATCATATTACAATGAAAGAGTTGTTATCAAACAAAAGATGATAGACGCAAAACAGAGATATGAGAAGGAAAAATCTAAAAGTATTGAACGAGAGATATCCATTCTCGACAACAACCAGATGGCTATCAAGATTGCAATGAACTCTTTCTATGGAGCGTTAGCAAATAAATATTTCAGATTTTTTGATCAACGTGTTGCAGAGGCAATAACTGTATCAGGTCAGTATACTATTAGGTGGGCTGAGAAGATTCTTAATGAATATCTAAATAATATATTGAAGACTAACGAAGACTATGTGATTGCGATTGATACCGATTCTGTGTATCTCAACATGGGTCCATTGGTAGAGAAGATACTACCGAATGAGACAAACAAGACAAAGATCGTAGACTTTCTAAACAAAGCATCAGGAGAAATTGAGAAACATCTAGACAAAGGATATCAACAACTTGCTGACTATATGAAAGCGCCACAACAGAAAATGGTGATGAAACGTGAAATCATCGCCGATAAAGCCATCTGGACAGCGAAGAAACGATACATTGCACATGTTTGGGACAGTGAAGGTGTGAGATTTGCTGAACCAAAGTTGAAAGTGACTGGTATTGAAGCCGTTCGTTCTTCTACTCCGCAGATAGTCAAAGAATTGATTATGGATACACTGAAGAAGGTGGTAACTCAAAGTGAAGATGAAGTTCAGAAATGGATTGAAGAGTTACGAGAAAAGTGGATGGATCTAACACCAGAAGAAATCGCCTTCCCCCGTGGTGTATCTGATATGGGTAAGTTCGCTGATAGTGCAAGTCTATATAAATCTGGTACACCAATTCATGTTCGTGCTGCTTTGTTGTACAACGACCAACTGAAAAAACTTAAATTGACTGGTAAGTATGAACAAATTCAATCTGGTAACAAGATGAAGTTTCTTTATCTGAAAATGCCAAATCCCATCATGGAGAATGTTATAGGATTTATAACTGTGTTGCCGAAAGAATTTGAGATAACGCAATACATTGACTATGATACACAGTTTGAGAAAACTTTCTTAGATCCGATTAAGATTATTCTTGACGCAATGGGCTGGAACGCTGAGAAACAAAACAACTTGGAGAATTTCTTTAATGAATAAGAATATTTGGGACGATATGGATATGACCGGATGGACTTCTGGTCTTACAGCCGTTGATGAGGACACATATCGTAAGAAGGTCATTGAAGAAGAAGACTTGGTTAGAGCAGATAAACCCGCTCTTGCTGCTAAAGATGATTTGACATCTCTTGAACAAAGACTTGAAAGAAAGTTAGATAGTTTAAGAAATATGGAAAAAAAAGTTGACACATTACTTAGTTTGATATATGATAATGATGCCATCGTAGAAGAACGAAAGCAACTAGCAGATAGTGTTGCCAATCAGAAAGTAAATGAGATGGCAAAGATTGTTATGCCGCTGCTTTCAAGTTTGTATAGGACACAAAACCAGGAGTATATCCATTGGCCTGGTCGTGGTCCTATCATTGAAAAACAAATGGAAAAAGTTGAAGCCATTATAAATGGATCTTTTTTTGAGGAGAAATAATGTCTGATTTTTTTAAGCAAATCGTGAAGGAACTCAACGATGAAAACACTCATCTTTTATCCGATGGTGGTAATTCTTCTGAGTTTTCTGGGTGGGTTGATACTGGGTGTTTCATTCTTAATGCTCTTATCAGTGGCAGTCTTTACGGCGGTGTGTCAAATAACAAAATTACTGCTCTCGCTGGTGAAGAAGCAACAGGAAAGACTTTCTTTGCTCTAGGAATGGTCAATAACTTTTTACAACAAAACGATCACGCCGGTGTAATCTATTATGATACTGAAGCAGCAGTAACACAGGAGATGATGTCTACTCGTGGTATTGACATTCATCGTATTGTTGTATCTGAACCACAAACAATTCAGCAGTTTCGACATAATGCGTTACAAGTTTTAGAAAGATACACAGAACACAAAAATAATAGACCACCAATGATGATGGTTCTTGATTCTCTCGGTCAACTATCTACAACAAAAGAAATGGAAGATAGTACCGAAGGTAAAGAAACTCGGGATATGACCAAGGCGCAAGTAATTAAGGCTGCGTTTCGTACTCTAGGTCTACGTTTATCTAAAGCGCAGGTTCCGATGATTATTACAAACCATACATATGATGCAGTTGGTTCTTATATACCAACGAAAGTAATGTCTGGCGGTTCTGGTCTAAAGTATACCGCTTCTACAATTCTTTTTCTTTCAAAGAAAAGAGATAAAGATACTGAAAAGGATGAGGGTAATCTAATCAAAGTTAGCACACAAAAGTCACGTTTTACCAAGCCAAATAAGACGATTGAAGTACGTCTAAACTATACGACTGGTTTGGATCGTTATTATGGTCTTCTTGACCTTGCCGAGAAGTACGATGTTATCAAGAAGGTATCAACTCGTTATGAGTTTCCTGATGGATCTAAACATTTTGCTAAAGCAATCAATGCAGAACCGGAAAAGTTTTTTACAGAAGATGTCATGGAAAGACTAGAACAGGCTGCTGCAAAGGAATTCAAATATGGAGAAGAAAGAGAACTTTTTGGCGGTTATGGAAAAACAGATCAAAGCGAGACGGACGATGCCGAAGATTGATTTTGAAGAATTTTCACAGTATGATGATACCTATGAAATAGCAGATAATCTAGATGATGGTAAATCAACCGTACCTATTAAGTTGACAGACGAACGATATAATGGTACAATCATTAGATACAATACAATATCTGTAAAAGAAATCGATGAAAAAGACGAAGCAACTTTGAAATTTGATTTTGATTTCGTAGAAAATCCACACGAATTGACTGAAAATAATATTCATTTCAATAATCATCTTGGTGGAATTTTAGTACATATTATCATCACTGCTTTGAATGAAAAGGAAGAAAATGAGGCTGGAAACACAGATACTGAGTCATCTCATTCACAACGAGAATTATTCGAGGAAAGTTCTTCCATTTCTTAAAGATGAGTATTTCAACGATTTTACAGAAAAAACTCTGTATCGATATATCAAGAAACACGTTGAAGAATACAACACTCTACCGACTGTAGAGATTCTTGGTATCACACTTGACAACGACGATGTAGACGAAAACGACTTTGAGCCATGTATCAAATATCTTTCTCAACTCACGGATCGTGAGATTGATGAACAGTGGCTGACTGACAGGACAGAAGAGTTCTGTCAGCAACGTGCTATTCATAATGCTATCATGAAATCCATTCAAATCATGGATGGTAAAGAGAAGGAGACAAAGGGTGCGATTCCAGAGATTCTTTCTGAAGCACTCTCTGTCAGTTTTGATAATCACATTGGTCATGATTGGTTAGAAGACTTCTCCGATCGTTATGACTTCTATCATAAAATAGAAAATCGTATCGCGTTTGATCTAGACTATCTTAATAGCATCACCAAAGGTGGGCTTCCACAGAAAACTTTAACTTGTATTCTGGCTGGCACTGGTGTTGGAAAATCTCTTGCTATGTGTCACTTTGCTGCTGCTAATTTGATGGATAATCGTAAGGTTCTCTATATCACAATGGAGATGGCAGAAGAACGGATTGCCGAACGCATCGACGCTAATCTTCTAGATGTACCATTGAAAGAACTAGAAGAACTACCTAAAGCATCATATATGAAGAAAGTTGATAAAGTCAGAGATAAGACAGAGGGTAGATTGATTATCAAAGAATATCCTACTGCAACTGCTGGTGTTGGGCATTTTAGACATCTACTGAATGAACTTCGTTTGAAAAGAAACTTTGTTCCAGATATCATGTATGTTGATTATCTCAATATCTGTGCTTCTATGCGATTGAGGTATGGTGCTAATGTCAACAGTTACACTTACATCAAAGCAATCGCTGAAGAGATGAGAGGATTGGCTGTTGAGAAAAACATTCCAATCGTCACCGCAACTCAAACTACACGGTCTGGTTATACAAACTCCGATCCTGGACTCGAAGATACATCCGAGTCTTTTGGTCTACCTGCTACCGTCGATTTGATGTTTGCTTTGGTGACTAGCGAAGAGTTAGAAAATCTCAATCAGATTATGGTCAAACAGTTGAAGAATCGTTTCAACGATCCAACAGATAAAAAAAGATTTGTTGTAGGGGTTGACAGAGGTAAGATGAGATTATATGATGTAGAACAATCAGCACAGGAGGAAATAATTGATGATCGACCGATAATGGATAACACTGACTTTGGTGACAGATACGAAAACGATTTCAAGAAAAAATTCGCAGCATTGAGGTGAGAGAGATGTATATTTTTGAAGGATATCCGATTGAAGATGGAAAGAAACCACAATATGGAATTCGTGAATTTGATGGTATCATTAACGAAGAGAGGGTTATTGCATTGGGTAACGATGAAAAAAGATTGAAAAAGATTTTTCGGAATCTAAAACGAGGTGGTGGATTTGATACTATGACACCAAAATTTTTTGGATATGTAAAAATTTGTCTTGACAAAAAAACCTGTTTATAGTATTATAAAATGATATATATATCTAAAGGAGAATTTACCATGTACGATGCAGTTCTCAAAGAGATAAGAGAAGCTTTAAAACGGGGAGGAGACGATTTTGATATCATTGAACGTGCTTCAATTCGTTCTCAAACACCTCGTATGAAGATTAAGGCTATCTATGATCGTATTAAAGTAGATGATCAACGTGAGGCATCCTAATCCACACTCCCGCCATATGGATGCCTCAAGGTGCCCGACTGGATTTTTTTCTGGTCGGGCACATTTTTTTGTTGACAAAAAATAAAATCTCTGGTAGGATATAAACATGATGAACGAGAGAGCGAATCAAATGTATCAGATCGATATGACCACTCTTGAAGCTAAGTTTGCTTTGTTCAATGCGATTCATTTCGATGGTGAATTAGAAGTAGACGAGTTTTGGATTGATGATTCGGACGACGATTTTTGCGGCGTTGATGACGTAGATGGTGTGATTGTCATCGGTATGTGTAAGGAATATGATGACGAATTTCAGTTCGATTGTCTCCTCGCCCATGAAATGACTCATATTTGGCAGATTCAGAATGGTTATGATGGTGGACATGATGGTGAATTTCTGGTTGTCGCTAAACGGCTCGAAAAAAGCGGTCTTTATATCATCTAACGAAGGAGTGAATGAGATGACTACTTTTGATTTTGGCAACGGCCTGGTCTCCGCCCACCAACATCCTAACGGTGGTGGATGGGTCGCTGATACCGCCACTGTTTCTGAGACCGCCTATGTTGGGCCTAACGCTTGGGTGTCTGATGACGCTGTGGTGTCTGGTAACGCTCGGGTGACTGGTAACGCTAAGGTGTATGGTTACGCTGAGGTGTCTGATAATGCTGTGGTGTCTGGTCGCGTTGTGGTGTCTGGTCGCGCTGTGGTGTCTGGTTACGCTGTGGTGACTGGTTACGCTAAGGTGTCTGGTCGCGCTGTGGTGTCTGATGACGCTGTGGTGTTTGATAACGCTCGGGTGTTTGGTAACGCTTGATAATGGATGAAGGAGTGAATGAAATGCTACAAGTTAATGATACAGTTGTTCTTACAGCCAAGACACGCCATGGTAAAAACCGTATTCAGCAACATGGTGACCGTTGGCTTGTCGAAGAAGTGCGTGGTCCTAGTATGATGTTGCGTAGTGAAAATAAAACATTTAAACTGGGCGACAAATTTATACATGATGGTCGTTGGGTAGAATTACAAAATGACCCAAACTTTGACTGGGTAAAAGGAGTCTAAAATGAACGATATTAATGAAATGACTACTTTTGATTTTGGCAACGGCCCAGTTCCTGCCCATCAGCATTCTAATGGCGGCGGATGGGTCGCTGATACCGCCACTGTTTCTGAGACCGCCTATGTTGGGACTAACGCTTGGGTGTCTGATAATGCTGTGGTGTCTGGTCGCGCTGTGGTGTTTGGTAACGCTGTGGTGACTGGTCGCGCTGAGGTGTCTGGTCGCGCTGTGGTGACTGGTGACGCTGTGGTGACTGATTACGCTAAGGTGTCTGGTGACGCTTGGGTGTCTGGTGACGCTAGGGTGTCTGGTTACGTTGTGATGACTGGTCGCGCTGTGGTGACTGGTGACGCTAGGGTGTCTGATAATGCTGTGGTGTCTGGTCGCGCTCTGGTGTTTGATAATGCTGTGGTGTCTGGTCGCGCTGTGGTGTCTGGTTACGCTGTGGTGTCTGGTAACGCTAAGGTGTTTGATAATGGATGAAGGAAAAGTCTAGATGCTGAAGATGCGAAAAAAGTTGTTGACAAAAATTAATTTTTTGTTATGATATAAACATGATGAACGAAGGAGTGAATGAGATGACTACTTTTGATTTTGGCAACGGCCCAGTTCCTGCCCACCGACATCCTAACGGTGGTGGATGGGTTGCGGATACCGCCACTGTTTCTGAGACCGCCTATGTTGGGCCTGACGCTTGGGTGTCTGAAGGCGCTGTGGTGTCTGGTAACGCTAAGGTGACTGGTCACGCTGCGGTGTTTGGTCACGCTATGGTGTCTGGTGATGCTAGGGTGTCCGGTAACGCTGTGGTGTATGATAACGCTAGGGTGTCTGATTGCGCTGTGGTGACTGGATGGGTTGTGGTGTTTGATAACGCTGAGGTGTCTGGTAACGCTAGGGTGTCTGATGACGCTTGGGTGTCTGGTGACGCTGTGGTGACTGGTCACGCTAAGGTGTATGATTACGCTGAGGTGTCCGGTAACGCTGAGGTGTCCGGTAACGCTGAGGTGTCTGGTAACGCTAAGGTGTTTGATAATGGATGAAGGAAAAGTCTAGATGCTGAAGATGCGAAAAAAGTTGTTGACTAAAATTAATTCTTTTGTTATGATATAAACATGATGAACGAAGGAGTGAATGACATGACTAAGAACGAGATCAAGACTGCTCTCCGTGGGTATCTCGACCACATCGTAGATGATTACGAAATCTGTCAGAATGTTGGTCGAAACGGTAGGACCGAAATACAGGCTAAGATGCTTGAAGATTTCATCCGCGGCCTAGACTTCAAGATGGGTAAGAAGTATGTAAAGGTTGTCAAGAAGGGAAGTGTCCACAGTTTCATCGTAAACTCTTACGATGATCCAAAATTCAAATTTGGAGACATTCTCAAGGCGGCTAGTTATAGTGCACCGGCTAAGAATTTTGCTCGTGGAAATATCTTCGAAGGAAAGTTTGATAGGATTTCTTGGACGGGGGCGTCGTAATTTTTCTCTTGACAAAAATTAATTCTTTTGTTATGATATAAACATGATGAATGAAGGAGTGA